ACGTTCTGCTCGCTGCCGCTGACCGTGATCGCCGGGTAAATCTGCAGGTTCCCGGACGCCGCAAGGGCTGCGGTGACCACGAACTGGCGCAGATAGCCCAGGGACGCTTTGGTCTGTGGGTGTACGGCCACGCAGCCTGCGAAGGTCACGATATCGCCGACCAACAGCGTGCCGGTGCCGGTGTCGATCGCGATGCTTGTCCCAGACTGGCCGGATCCGTTGATGTCGTAGAGGGCGTTAGCAGTGCCACGCTGGTGGACCGGCGCGACGGTCGAGCTCGACCAATCGAAGCCGGAGGCGCGGCCCATCACGCCTTCCTCGTACTGGACCTTGATCTGCTGCTGTGAGTTGAACAGGCCCGACAGCGCCGGGATGATCGTGGCATCGGCCGCGTTGTTGGTACACAACCGCTTGGTGCCCTTGCCGCCGCCGTTGTCCTCAATGAACTTTCGGGCGATGTTGGCATACGCGAGCTGGGTCCACTGCCCATCAGGGGTTCCGGTCTGGTTGGGCGTGGCCTGATAGGCCAGTGCCTGCACGTCGGCCTCAACGGTCACCGCCAAGTCGGCAATCTGCTGGCTCAGGTAGCGCCGGTCAAACTCCTCGATATCCAGCGCCAGCTCTGCAGCCGTGTACTGGATCGAAAAGTTCACCTGGTCGCGGATGGTGACCGGCTGAATCAGCGTCTTCATCGGCGCCGGCTGGGCAACGCGCCCATGATTGATGACCGCGTGCTGAGGGATCGGCACGCGAACCTGGTCGCCGATCTTGTAGGAGCCGTTGAATTCCTTCTCGTACGTCCGTGGGATGGACTTGACGAAGGTCAGATTTTCGCTGAAGCGCATCAACGCGCGATCAGCGATCATGTCAGTGGTAAGTAGTTCGTTTGCCATTTTGGCGCCTCACTCGGAAGGTTGTGGTGACCCTTACCGCTTCCATAGCGCAATGCGCGCGGATGTCGACAATTCCGGGGAGTTGATATCCACGGAGGGCTTGCCGGCGCCGCTAACAGTCTTTGGAGGCGGTGGGGCGTTGGTGGTTTTCTTCGGCGGAGCATGGGATGCCGCAGGCGCGGATTCACTGCTGAACTGATCCGCCAGTTTTGCCAGCTCACGCCCCCGTTGCATGGGTGACAGAGATAGCAGTCGATCGGCTTCTTCGAGATTTCGCGCCAAGTGGTGAGCTATGTCCAAATCTTGGTCATCACCAAGGAACATATCCACCAGCGGCTTGTATTCCGGATCAGAGTTGAGCTTGGAAGACTCGATGTCCTCCCATGCGCCGGCTCCGACTCGTGTCTCGAATGCGTCGATCCTGGACTTGAACTGTTCTGCCGCGTCGGCCTGCTTCCGCTTGCCCTCGTTGTCGCGCTGCTGCTGGTCCCTTTCAGAGATTCGCTGATCAACCTGATACGTCGTGAAGGCATTCAGGTCAAAATCGAAGTCTTCCAGCGTCCTGCCAGCCGCCTTTTCTTGCTTGGGCGGATCCGGCTGATTGCTCTGAAATTCTTTCAGCACTTCTGCGCGAGTACGAGCGGCGGTCACTTGCCGTTCCCGTTCCAACCGTTCTTTCATCCATCGGGGAAGGCGCTGTTCCTTGCCTTTCTCGGGAGATTCCGCCGTTGGCGCGTTAACCCCTTCCGGGGGCGTTGCTGATTCCGCTTTCGCGGCCTGAGGCTTTGGCTCAGTAGTTACTTCGGACGATCTTTCCGGGCTTAGCGCTGGCACAGTGGCCGGCACGATTGCCTTCGTTGATGTGTCATTTGATTTCAGCGCAACAGGTGGCGCCGCCGCGGTTGACCCCGCGTCAGTTGCATTATCAGTCATGTTATCCTCGTTTGTCTAGTAACCCGCTAGACGCGGTGACCGCTGCTGCGGTTATTACTGATCGCCGACCGTGAAGAAGCCATCCGACGATTGCATCTGGGACGGAACTTGTTCTTGTGGCTGTCCATGGCCGGTCATGCTCCCTATCTCCATGCCGAACTGCGTCGCCGTGATTTGGTTCTCCAACTGCTTGCCCTCAGTCTCTGCTGCAAGCTTCTGAGCTGACGCCCTGTCCTTCTCAGCGCTGGCGATGTCTTTGGGGTCCGGTGGCGGTGGCGGCGGCGGCTGATCATCCTCTCCAGGGTCTAGCAACCCTTGCGCCACCAGCACCTTTCGTGCGGCCTTCACATATTCATCCATGCCGGGAACGTCAAGCGATTTCAGCAGCATGAATTGCCCCATCATCCCGAACGGGCCAGGCTGCTGGCTAAGTGCCTGCGCAGCCTCCGCCAGCTCCATGCGTGACGTGTCGAAGCTCTTCCCGACAGTCACGGTCACGTCATACCTGCCGACTGAAAGGTCGTTGAGAATGTAAGTCTCTCCCGTCTGCTCGTCTTCCATCGGCCTATTTATCTCGACGTACTTTTCTGCGTTGTCCTCGCCAAGAATACGGATGGACCGATCAGCGTCGTAATAGGCGGGAAGCGCATCGACCAGGATTTCACCGAGCCTCTTCAGCGCCTTTGTCTGGTTATCCACATAGACAAAGTTTGCAATTTCTCCCTCATTCTGCCTCGCAAGAATCGCGCGCCCACTGGTCTCGTTAGAGCGCGCGCCCATAGAGGCGTCATAGACGCCCATGGTGGCCTTCATTTCGTCTGTCGCAATCTGCGAAAGGTTTGCCAGCGCTGTCGGCAACTGCGCCATGGGCTGGCGCATCGGCGGCGGAGATTCCCCGTCTGCGTTGTACAGCAACACAGGCGGGTCATCGTATCCAAGCCGCTCGTAGTAGCTCTCCAACCCCTTAATCTGGTTCGGCGTTGCCATCAGCGGATTGTTCGGGAGCTTGGCGACGACCTCGACCATTGAGGACATCTCAAAGTTGTGAATGGTCTGGCTATCGCGCCCGAAGCGCGTCATTCCGCTGTATACCTGCTTGCCGTCGATGCTTACCATGTCGCCCCACTGTGGGACGATAGGGATCATGGTTCCGCCCCATTTTGTAGGCTTCTCCAGTTGCCCGGCTCCCGATACGAGGCAAGAGTGCACCACGTCAACGGTAACCATGCGCTCCGTCTTGATCGTCACCGGGGCAAACGCCGGCTGCCCGTCCTCTCCGAGAGGCGGGCTCCCGAACTCGTCGGCTACGGGATCGAACTCGGCAGCGTCCACCACCGTCCCATCGGAGAGTAGATAGATCTTCTTTTCAGATGGCTCCTTGTACCAATACTCAGCAATGCGTACCTCTTCCTTAAAAAACCACTCCCTATCCATGTCGTCTTGCGGCGCTTCCAAGGACGCAACATCAACTTTCGGCCAGCGCCTCTTATACTCATCTGTTGGAATCAGTTCTGTGACAAACCAAAAATTAGCATCCGACCGATCAAACTTGCGCGCCGATGGATCACACCAGCACGTCATCGGGTCTAGCACGGTCTCGATCTTCAGGCACTGGTCGAACGATCCCGTTGATTCGTAATCCGCGACAACCCGCAGGATTCCGTACCCGCCACCAGTAGACCACTGCATGGCTGTGTCGTAGGCATTCTCAGCGCTCGACTGAACCTCGATGTTCTTGATTAGGCCATTTATCACCTCGGCCTTGTCTGCGTCATTGCCCTCAACGGCGCGGACCTTGATCTGTGGCTTGTTCTTCAGNTGCTGCCCGGTGACACGGCGGACCAGTTGCCGCNCGCGGTTGAACTCGTAACACGGCTTGTTCCGGCGCTTGGCCGTCAGATGCTTNTCCCATTGGTGCCCGGCCACGAANGTGAACTTCATGTCGTCAACGACTTTCCGACGCTGCTCAGTGTCGAAACTAAACGCGTCGTGCCCGCGCTCCATCATCGTCTGATGCCAAGCATCACGCGGCTTGCTCGTCGCCGCAGTCTTGGAGCCCTTCGGCGCGTAGGTCTTGGCGGCCATCGTTACCCTTCTATGATTGACGAGCGACGGCCGAAGCTGTCATTTGAGAATTGCGACGTGAACTTGAGGTCCGGCGCTGCGCGGTGCTCGGAATGCTTCTGGTGATCCACTGCCATCAGCCCGTATGCATCAGCGCCGTGCGATGACCAGTCGTGATCTGGCCCGAGCCCGATGTCTCGGTCGTCGTCCCATTTTTCGTGATAGAACCCTAGCGCCTCTCGTCCGGCTTCCGTGGTCGCCTCGTTAAACCATACCGCAGGAAGAATTCTCCGGACTGCCTCTACGCGAATTGATGCCGCGCCGCGCCCCATGTTTGGAATAACCAGAACATCATAGCCCATGGTCTTGAACGCGCTTTCATAGCTTACGCTATAAACTCTGTCGTTCGTGCTGCCGTCGTGAGGCAGAACGATTGTCGCCTTTCCAGGCACGTATCCATTTTTGTTCAGCCAAATTGCGTGAGCCTCAATCGGCTGACCAACCGCCTCATAGTAGTTCAGCGTGCGTATCTCTTTGCCGATGAACTGATTGGCCCACATCGTGAATGCGTCTGATTTCGCGCCCGTTCCGCCGATGTCGCAATGAATGCGAAGCGTCATCAGTGGATCAGCGGCAACACGCCCAACGCGCCCCTCAACTCGCGCTTTTTCCAGCCCATCCGCGAAATAGGCGCCCTTGACCGCAACCGCGTAACCCCCGCCCCAAATGTGGGGGCACTGCTCCGGCCTTTCTACCATGTCGCGCTCGTGCTGGCGCTTCAGTTTCTCCGGGAACTTTGGGTTGTCCTCAAGGTTCAGTTCTACAACCTTATACAGCGGATCCAGTGAGCGCCGAAAGCGCAACTCTACTGGTGCCGTTTTCCGCGATGGGTTCCAAGTCACCCATAGTTCTGCGTTCCAGTCTTCGTTTTCCTCGCGAAGCGTCGGGATCAGAGTAGACCATGCGCTATCCGATACAGGCTCCGCCTCATCTACCCAGCACAGCAGTATCCGACCCTTAGACTTGATACTAGCGATGCTGCGGTCGAGCCCGGCAAACGAAAACGATATCCTGCCATCCGAACTCTTGATGTATTTTTCGCCGACATCGTAGTAAGCACATAGCTCTGGCTCATCCTCAATCGCCCGCTTGACTTCCTCTAAAGATGAGTCCTCAAGCGAGTTCATAAACTTGCGGGCGCACAGGATCTGACCAGTCACGCCGCCTTGGCCGTATCGCATCCCATAGAACGCAGCCATCTTTGCGAAGCTGCGCGTTTTGCCCGATCCGCGGCCACCATAGGCGCCGCGAACATCAGCCCTTCCTTGAAATACCGGGATCAGTTTCGGAGGTATCCGAATGGTGACCTCAGTCATTCGAGCGGCGCAAGCTTAAAGCGGGTCACTGTCTCAATTTCTCCACCGTTCGGACCTGAAAGCTCAACCGCAGACAGTCGCGGATGGACAAACGGCGCGGCCGCTTTCGCTGCGTCAAGCCTGGCGGGTTGGGGCGCTTCCTCGTCACGCATCACCCCCAGCATGTACTCAAGCGGCGTCAGCCCTGAAGCGGCAAGCACGCGCTCTCGCTCCGCCGTCGCCTTGTTCCGACTGCCCGGCTTGCGCCCCCCAGTTTTTGGCTCGCCACGGGCTGCCATTACGCTGCGCTCGCCGTTAGGATAAACGGGCCGTTGGACGTGACATACGAAGTGCTCGGGTAGAGCGGCGAATTCGTCACGTCCACGGTAAATTCATAGTTGGTCTGGGTGCCGTCATCCAGCGTCACTGTCGCCTTGATGTCGCCAAACCCGGAAAAGTTGAACTGCACTTTGACCGAGACTGAGCGCTGGTCAGCGGACACGGCGGCAACGGACATGTGCGTGACCTCGGGGTGTATGCACTCCCACGCCACAGACGTGATCGTCCTGCCAACGTCGATTGCCCCGTTGAAGTCGGCTACCAGCGTGCGTATCTGCGAGCGCCTGACGCGGATAGGCTGCGTCTGGTGCGCGGAGTAGGCGCTTGCGTAGCCGCGGAATGTCCTAGCCATAAAAGCTGCCCTCGTTCACTTCCGCGCCCCTCGATCAGCCCGGATCACGGCTTGAAGCCCCC